CGTGCTCCGGCGTCCGCGATCAGACACTCTACGTCTTTTGCAGACTTTCCCTCGCCACCTACTGTAGCACCTCCCATGTTCCTAGTACCTTCCATAGTGTACTGATCACGACGATACTCAGTTCGTTTTTCAGAACCTCCACCAAAAAATCCTTTCTTCTCACTATCAAGATTCATTGACCTTTCAGACTCTAGAACTTTAGGATCATTAGCACGATATTCAATTGTATATCCGTCTTTACCTGCTTGAATTTTGTAAGAAGAATATGGTCCTCTAGGAAGATTAATTGTAGGAACTTGCTGAACTGGTGGTTCCTTCTTTAGCAAATGACCTAATACACCAATATGAGCAACAGCAAAAAGACCACCCACACCCAATAAAACCCATTTAAAAGGATTCTTAGGTGTGGATGGTTGATTATAAGGTTCCATAATAACCTCTAAATTTTATTTTTTAGGTTCTATAGTAGAAACTATAGGTGGTTCTTCTTCTCTTTTTTTCTTTATAGGAGAAGAACCACCTGATTTGGCAGGACTCAGACCAAACGCAGCTAAAGAACCAGAGAACACTGAAGCTATAAAAGTAGGATCAAAATCTAAAATTTTATTTCCATTTGGAAGTCTAACGTAACTAAAAGTGAGGAGAGAAGCAGACCAGATAAGTACTACAACTTTCACTAAATTACCAAGAACTTCACTTCTATCTTCATGATGGTCTTCTTTCTCTATCTTAGACTTAGTGTCTTGCATGATAGAGCAATAAAGCAGAATTATTTATGGATTAAGTGATTCTACGGTAATACTTGTTTGATTTATTTGATTGTATCTTTGACAAAGAACATCACTTCCTTGATGTTCCCATTTATGATATGCACTTTTTAAGTTTTGGAGGTAATCAGTCCCACCGAGACCGACCATTTCGTCGGCAACGATTTTCTTGATTAACACATCTCTCGTTAAATGTGTCATATGTGAGAATAGTTTTCCAACAATAAACTCTTACATTATGAGACTTAGAAGAATTAATTCAAAGAGTTTATCTTGGGTGGCCTTCAAAAATTAATTTTGAATGTTATTATTTATTAAGGTATCCGTTTTCAACCAAATATTCACGGGTCAATGGTGTTGGTTCATAAACCTTCCACATCTCACCAGCAGCACATGCTTGAAGTGCTTTCATCGTCATACCCTCAGTACGACCTGCCCATCCTGCTTCTGCCTCCCAGGGCACTGCATGTTCAGGATACATACGTTCTGCCAACACACGCCAGATCATAGGCACTTCATCTTCAGGTTTGATAATGGCAATCAAACTATTTTCAATCGTTCCTGCCATACAATCTTGTGCAGCGTGCCATCCCTCATGACGCATCACTTGCATCAGATAATTCGTACTGTCCATATACTTCTTATTGAGAAAAAAGTTATTACCAACAGTATGATAAACACCACGATGTGTATGAGGAAAATACTTGGAGTCTGCTAGAAACACCCCAACTCCGACCTGCTCAAGAGCAACGAGCATTGTGTTGAACTCGTCAGCAATAATACTATAATTAGTATCGGGATACTCATCAGCAATAGTTGCGATACTTTCGATTTTATCGACTCCATCTGTACACTCTCGAAGTAGCATACACCCCATTGAATCCATAGTATTAAAACCCTTGGTGATCTTAGGGTCTTGGCCTGAATGGGCAGGTAGGGCAACCGCTGCCGCAGCAACCAGAGATGCAATAATTTTTTTCATGAGTAATAAGATTCGTAGTAATTGAAAATTCCTTTGACACTATCATTTCCCTGAGATACCCAATCATGAGCACATTCATACACTGATTTGGCAGAATATTTTGGAATAACTCCATCCATCTGACCACCATATTTAGTGAGAAGAACCTTCAATGCTTGTTCACGAAGACTAATCTTCTCATCACTGTATCTCCAATCTGTTGTCATCGGTACTGTCCCATACCATTACCAGAATTCCATCCACCAGGACCTTCATGAAAGTTTTCAGATCCACCTGGAGGATCAAGATTAATAGTAGTATTCTGATTTTGAGTTGCAATATTATACATTGCTTCATGAATATTATCAGGTTCTACAGAAAAATTCTGATCTCGTTCTTGACGTTTCATCTCAAGTTCTTGCTCCATATAGTCCATTTGTTTTTGTGATCTGACAGGAGCAGGACCAAACCAAGGATCATCTTCTAGATATGCTGGTGCAGGAACACCTGTATAGTAGTTGACAGCATCTTGTTTGAATGCTTCTCCTTCATCATAATTCTCCTGAAGATTTTGGCAATCAGTAGGAGTCTCATCGACAGAACATTCTACTTTCCAAGATCCACCAACACCACCGTCCATATTGACAGTTATGTTTTGTGGAAAAAGTGTGTTCTTAATGCTTTTGATAATTTTTTTCATTGCCAATAATAGTGATAAAAGTTTCCTTTCGGATGACACATGGGATCTTCTTCGGTCACTCTATATCTTAGCATAGACTGACCTTTGAAATCTGTTCTACTACCAAGAATCTTTGACCATAGTAGCAGGTTGTTCTTTCCTTCTTGAGAACTTAATTTATTGACCAAATGAGGATTTGAATTAATTTTAGAAGTTCTGTTGTATATTCCTTCATACTGCCCAGGAGCATAAACAACTCCAGAAACAGTGTTTGGAAATTTATCGGATAAAACTCTGTTAAGAACAGAAACTGCAACACAATATTCATCTGGTGTATTTGGTGCAGATTCTACTTGCACAACCTTTGCCAAATGATGAAAGTCTGTAAGAGTTAATGCTAATACTAGTTCAATCATTTCCCAAATATTCTAAAGAGTAAATTTCATGGTCTATGATCTCCGGATTCAACCATTCGGAAAACTCGCATTGAAGTGAATGAGCATCTTCAATTAATTCTAGCAAATCGTCTGTTTCTGTATCGCACAGAGTGTGCAGTCTGTTAATTGCCCACTCACGAGTCAGAGAGACTGTTTGATCCAAAGTTACCATAGTCTTTACGCATGTAGCGTCCAAGAATGTTGGAATTATAATATGCAGGACTACCGTTGTCAAGAGACTCAGATAAGACGTTATTTAAGAACAATTGTTTCGTTTCTTCAAAGTTACAAGTTCCCTTTGTTTTATGAAGAGATAATATTTCTCTCCTAAAAAATACTTTATTGTTAATCTCTTTAATATCTTCTTTTAATTCTGGACAAGATCCGTAATACCGCTTCCAATCACTCTCTTGTTTGACTTTTCTTTTCTTTCCTGGTGGCGTTCTAAAAGACCAAAAATACTTTCTTCCAATGTACGATCGGTTGTTGAGGAGATTGGTAATTTTATAAACAAAACCAAAGTTATCCCCAATAGAATCACTATCAAAAGGTTGTTCCAGGTATAACCAAGGATTCTCATAGCTCATCTTATAGTCTTCAATGAGCTATTATTTATCTTTAACCGGGACAAACCTAGTCTAATAAAAAAGAGGGTTGGTGTCAACCCCCTTGACAAAATATGTGGTTTTTATCTCAACCTTTATATGCTTCCAAGATAGTTGCAATATCCTCAGAATCAATTTGATTTACCATAATTTCTTGTGCTTCTTGAAGGTTCTCTGCGATGCCCTGGTCACACAGGAACTCAATTACTACATCATAGGTTTCAACCTCTTCAGACATCCTCTTAGCAACTCCAGATGCCTTTGCAGCAACTTTCTCTGCACCTTTTCTAATTAGATCTTTAATGCCTCTCTTGATGCCTTTCTTGGTGTCTGAGACGGCTTTCTTTGCTCTATCCTTCGCATCCGAAGCAGCAGCTTTAGCAGCAGAACCTGCCATAGCAACATTAGTAGCAGCACCGGCTAACTTTGCCTTTCCTGCTTTTACCTTATCAGAAACTTTCTTTTTGATCACTGCTTTTGCAGAATCTCTATCAGACTTACGTCCAGCAACAAAAGTATCTGGTCTCTTACGTGCTCCACTCTTAGTAGGAACGTCCATTGCAGACACTCCAGTTGCCTTCATAGCAGCTCTGGTTGCTCCTGCCTTTGCTCTTGTAGCAACGTTTCCAGCACGACGAGAAACCTCTTTCTCTGCCTTCTCAGTGCCTCTAGCAGCAGCACGGAGTGCCTTACCAGGTGCTGCCTTTGCTTTCTCTACACCCGACTTAAC